CTGATCGATCGCTGCTGTTAATCCCATTCAAAGTCCTTTTACTGCGGGGCAGGGAGGGGGGGATGGGAGGTCCCCCCCTCCGGTAACCCACGGTCGTTATCTATATGGCCGGTATCCGGCCAACCCTGTTAGGTGCTTTCGAGGATGATCCTCGGAATCAGCATCACGTCCTGCGTCGCCGAGCCACTAGCGGCGGTTACGACGGCGCAAAAGTCGGCGTCCGTGCCAGAGTAATCCGCATCCACGTCGGCGATAGCGCCGTCGTGGATCTCAAGCGAATGTCCCACGCTGGTAGTAAGCGACGGGGTAATAAGCGCCGTCACGCGTCCACCAATCTGAATCCGAATCACATCACCCGAAGTAGCCGCAGCACGTGCAACGCCGACATAGAACCGCTTGGTCGCGGAACTCGGGTCGGCCATCGCCGCAGTGACGTATCCGTTTTCATCGAGAATCACTTTGTAGGCGGTGTTCTTAACAAGAGTGCCGCCGGCGGTGACTAACAAATCAACAGTGCCGTCCAAGTTGTACTGAGGCTCGAAGGTGGGATGCTCTTGATCGTGAATAGGCATTCCGTCCTCCTACAGGGTGTCGTCAAGAGCGCTGTACTTGAAGTTCGTCTGGCGCTGATCGCACAGCACAAACAAAACCGAGGTACAAACGCGGGCCAACTGGTTTGGATGACCGGCCTGCTCGAGAGAGAACCAGTCGTTAATCTTCATGTTCCAATCCTTGTGATAAGCAAGTTTCAGACTTTTCAGATCGAGGCCATACCAATAGCCGTCCGTGGTATAAGAATCGCCGACCACTGGGTCGCCCTTGTACGCCACGTTGTCGAAGCCCGCCGAGGCGAGTTCTTCGCTTGCCGTGTAACGCTTCTGGGGCTCCAGCAGCGATTCAAACTTGTCTTTCAGGTCACGGGTAGTGACGTGGAAGTTGGGCTTGTCGTTGCCGAACGTAGAAGCCGACATCGAGATCCCAAGAGAACCAGAGCCAGACAGCTCCAGCTTTGTCGTGGATGAGTCAACCCGTCCCGCCTGCCACGCAGAAGCATCCGCTACTGCAATGTTGGCGTAGGTCGCCGTCGCCGAGACGATGTCGTCCAGCGAGTCGAACCCGTTGCCGTTCGGGTTGGTCGTCATCAGATCAGTCGCGAGACGATCCGAATAGTCCTCGGCCATTTCCTTCGCCTTGTCAGCGAGGAGGTCGATGATCTGATTCGGACCTTCGGCGTTCTTGATCCGCTCGTCGAAAGTCATCAGCTGGTCGACCGAGTAGGTCTTCCAGTTGATCGTGCCAGCGGTGCGCGTGATCTTCCGAGTGTAGTTCAGCTGCGTATCAGTAGTGATCGCATCTGCCCGACCCAGCTTTTGATAGCGGATCGGAAACTGGTAGTTCACACCACCGGGCACAACGCTGTCTCTTCGGTTGAGTTCGTTCAGTAGCGGGTGACTGTCATAGACAATCATCCGAATCGTGTCATCAAACTCCTCGTGACTGACAGCGTTAATGCCAGTGATTGAGAGTGCCATGTAAAACCTTCATGGCTACTCCAGTACGTCTTTGGCTCTCCCCTGGGCTCTTTGTCGAGCAGCTTCCAGTGAGGGTTTCCCCTTGGAGTCGCTGGCCGGTCCAGAGCTTCGTGATTGCGCCATGCCGCCTGGAGAAGCGAGTTTGGCGCGGGCTTTCTCTCCTGCGTTCTTCAACGCAGCGTCTTCGGCGACTGCGGCCGACGGCCGCGATCGCAGTTCGTGGGAAAGCGACATAATCCGTCGCATTAACCCGCCAGGTTCACCGGATGACGACAAAAGTTCACTCGCGAACTCGCGAGCGTGCTCTGCGTCGAAATCCGCATGTTCTCCGGCCAGCTCGGTAGCCAGTTCCTCGAACATGTCATCGTACTCGCCTTGCCGCCGCTGCTTCTGCTGCTCCGCCTCGTAGTCAGACATAAACTTGTCCACCTTCGAGAACTTGCCTTCCAGCAGCTGCGTCACACGATCTTCGATGCCCCTTGGGCCCCTGCTGTCCGTTATCTTCTGGTCGATTGTCGACCAGAAATCACTGGGCAGCTGTTTGAGCTTCTCATTCTTTCCGTCCAGCTCCGCCTTTATCCGCCGAAGCTCAGCTGTCTGTCGCTGCGAAGTGGCCCTGAAGTCTTTCGACCTCTTAGCGAGTTCCGCTTCACGTTGCTGAAAGTCCGATGCTTTCATCCCCTGATTGTGGAGATGAGTGAGATGGTTATTCAGCTGCGAAAGAGAGTTGATGGTCCGCTCTTTCCCGTCTGGTCCTGTGTACTTATGGCTGAACGGGCTTTCCCCGCTCGGGGCCGCTTCGCCAGAATCGACCGTAGTCGAAACCGGGGCGGCCTCAGCAGATCCCTGATCATCTGGCTCTTGCCAGAGAGGAGAGATCGTCCGAAATAACATATTCGTAAGCTACTCCTTTGGGTTTAGTTTCTTCAACCCAACCTTCCGAGAAGGCCTTCCATGTCCACGGGCCCCTGTTCGCCGCCAGCTTCCGGTCTTGGTGGACCTGCTCCTGGCTCGGGAGCCCCCTCGCCCATCCGCTTGGCTTTCTTCAGCGGACTCGGGTCCGCTCTTTCCGCCATCATCTGGGAAAACTCAGCAATAGATACGGTGTTAACGTCCACGCCCAAAGCCTTCTTGAAGGCGTCGGCCACCGTGGTGGTCGCGGGGTCGCCAACGTCCCTGCTCATCGCTGCCATATCTAAGGGGTTGGTCAACGACCTCGCCTTTGCCGTCGGATTGGTAACATCCGGCGCTCCCCCTGGCGGTCCCCCTGGAGGCGGCGGTGCGCCATTCCCTCCCGGGCTGTTCATCGGCGCATAATCACTCATGCCGCCCTCCCTTGGCGCGTCCGCGCCCTTTCTCTAATCTGGTCAGCCATGTCCTGTGGAGATTGCCTCGCAGCAGGAGCGCCCTGTGGCGCGCCTTGTTGTGGCGGGGCTTGCTTCGGTTGCTTCGCCTGCCTCTTCGCCTCTTCCTTAGCCTCTATCCGCTCCAGAATCTCTTGAGCATTCGGGAACTGCAAGATCTCCAGAAGAGCTTGTCGGTCGATGGACTTCATCTGGTACAGCTTGAGCGCGAGATTCGCCAAAGTCTGGCGATCCTGCGGCAGCGAGCTGTTGGTTTCGAGGGTGATCTCGAAATCCATGTAGAAACGTGATGGCCACGCATTCGCGTCGGTGCCAAGCTCCTCTACATAGGTCTCGTAATCCTCGTCCCACGGTGCCTTTGATAGCCCCAGCTTGTTCATGGTGTTGGGCTTCTCTGGAACCTCTTCGTCTCTAATGATCTCTTCGCCTATCTGCTGCGGCTGGTTGGAGACCTGGAGCGTTTGTATGTTGTTGCCCTCGCGAACCTGTATGGTCCGCTGCTCCGTATAGAACTGCTGCTGGATCGAGGTGATGAGGGTGAGCGCCCGCTTGAGGCTCCACTCCAGGTTGCGAACACGTTGTCGCATCCTGGTGTAGCTGGACTCAATGAGGATCTGCACCTCCATCGCCGACTGCCGCTGGCGCTTTTCTGCCACGCCCTTCGAGACGTCGGTGACGCCGGTCACCTCTTCGATCAAGTCCGGTATGCTCGACAACAGCTGCAGGTTGCTCTGAGGAACCTGGGGGATTGGTATCTGGGCGACAGGAACGCCGCCGGAGAACGAGGCAGAGTGAATGTGGTCCTCGCCGCTGGCGAGCTTCCGGGCCATGTCCTCGGCGTCTATGTCACTGTCCGAGTTGACGACCACCTGAACGCCGCCATATCGGTTGGAGTTCTGGACCATCTTCTGTAGCGACTGGTTGTACTGCCAGTTGAGCGTCTTGATCTGGTCGGCTTCAGCTATGCCCACCATGTCGTGAGGCCGGACATAGTCATAGAAAACGACATACGGACACTCGCCGTGCTCATATGGCGACGCCACGTCAGATAGCTCGGCGTGGTTGTGCCCGATGAAGGTGACGATGCGACCGTTCGGGAAGGCCTCTTCGTCTTCCCTCTCTGCTCGTTCGTCGTCGCCCAGCTCGTCCCATTCGGGGTAGAGGTTGCCGCGGTCCTCGGCTCGAAGGTCCTTGATTGTCGCCGAATCCCGGAACCAGACCTCGTAGAAGGTCACCTTGCGGCCTTCGTCGTCTATCTCCCAGTCGGACTTGTCTTTGAGCGGCGATCCAGCCCCCTCGCCGTCAGGCAGGATCTTGTCCCGCTGGTCCGGGAACATCCGGCGGACGAAGCTCATGTCCAGCTCGTCTTTGTAGCAGATCCAGGGACACTTCTTTGGATCGTCATAGCCGGCCGGCCAGATGATCTTCCTGGGGTCCACCACCTGCACGTCAACTTCGTCTACGTCGGGGTTGAACGAGATCTTCCACCACCCCATCTTCGCGATGTGGGCGTCGAGGTTAACCCGGAAGATCTTCTGGTCCAGCTCCTCTTTGCGCCATAGCCACTTTCCCGCTTCGGTGTACACGTTTGCCAGCCTCTGCAGGTGAGGGCGCTTGGCCACCACGTGCCAGACCGGCCGCGAGTCGGTGAGCAGGGGTACGTTGGTCATGACGACCGAGAACAGCCAGTTGACGAACACCTTGGACTCAGTCGGGTTCCCGTCCTGGCCCTGATACTGCGAGCGCTTCGCCCAGTGCTTGCCCTCGAACATCGAGTAGTACTCGGTCATCTCCTTGAAGACTTCTTCTTGGAGTTTCTCGTGGCGTTTGTCCACGAGCGCCTTGATGGCCTTCAGGTCCGATTCAATCATCTCTTCCTCATACCTTTTTCTGCGAGAAAGTTGTCCCGCTGCCTGGAGGTGTCAAAGTATTGCCCGGCCCCTTCGTCGTAACCATACCTGAATCCCAGGGAGAAGCCGCCGAACGACCAGACTCGACGCGATTGCTCGCCGCATTCCGGGCATGGAAGCGAAGAGATGCCAGAGAGGCTTTGAGAAAACGTCTCCAGCCTCCCATGCTTCGCGCAATCCACATCAACGAAGGGCATCGAGCGGCCCCGAAAACTGATTCAGCCCGCGAAGGCGGCCCGGCGCTCTCGACGTGGCTTTGCGATGAATTGTCGGCTTGTACTCAGTCAAGCCCTCCTGCGCCCGCATCCGAGGGTGAGGAGCTTCTGCTTCTTCCGAGAGCATCTTTAACAGCTTGTCTACGTGCTCCGTCGGAGTGGCAGCCAATAGCTGCGCGACGTTAGCTTGCGGAATCAACGAAGTGCCCCTCCCAGGTCTGAACTTTCTCCTGCTTCATTGCCTGCCGGACGATATTGAATATCGTCATCTGTGGTTTACTGCCACTCTGGCTCTTTGTCCAGTAATCACTCTTGAAGTCGTCGATCATCATGTAGTGCATGGACAGGGAGTCAATCAGGTCGTCGTGCCCCTTGTAGTTCGGGTTGAATAGCGACATCTGCAAAACAAGGTCCCGGTGGTCCTGGTGAATCCACACCTTGCGGTCCCGCACCAGCACTCCAAGGGTCAAATTGATTCGGTCGTACTTGCGTCTCTTGTTCGAGGCCTTCAGCTCTATCCATGCCCACCGCAGCTTCTCGCGGTGCGTGTTCTCCCATTCTCGCTGCTTGTACTTGAGGACGGTTATGTAGGCGCTGGTCGTGCCCGCCTCAACCGCCAGGGCCTTGATCGGATACCTCGAGCAGATCTCGATGATCTCCTCGGCAGAGGCATTGGGATCTTTCTTGATCTGCTTGGCCTCAACCACCCATACGTTCTTCTTCTTGTCTGTGGCAGTGATGGTGAGTGCGGAGAAGTCGCTGTAGACCTCGGTGGTCTGCGCCGGGTCGATGGCCGCCCGCCAGATGTAGTCGTCGTCAGGAAGACCTGAGATGTGATGCGACGGCCCATACATCTGGTAGGGCTCGGGGAAGATCTGCTCCTCCCGCGGAGTGGTGTCGAGGCAGTACTGGCACGCAAACGCATAGTGGGAGCCCGTCGCGTTGTACATGTCGTCCTTGAGCTTCTTCAGGGAGGCGGCCGTGAAGAAGTTGTAGATGGGCTTGGGGTCACTGAAGTCGATGCCGTCTGAGTGGAATCGGTCGCCATACTCGGCCCGCATCCGCGCATAGGTGTCCTGGTAGTGATAGAAGGTGCCCGCGACGTAGATCGGGGCCCCCGGCTCCATCTTCGGCTTCGTGAGCGCCCAGAAGGTGTCGACCTTCTCTATCTGGTCTTGAGTGCGGACAGTCTGGTCGTCAATCGGGTCGTCAACGAACGCCCGGTCATAGTGAAACCCGGTGTCCGATCCACCGAGCCCAAAGACCTCTATCTGCCTGCCCTGCGGCGGAGCGCCCAGCCCGTCGGGCCACGCCAGGGTCAGATAGTCCTTTGTCGAGTCCTTCCAGTTCCGCTCTTTCGGGCCAGGGTCCGGGACCCAGTCCCACAAGACCCGGATCAGCGGCAACTTGAACATCTGCTTGATCTCTTCGAGCGCCTTCCGGGCAAGCGTCGCCGTCTTTGAGTAGATGACCGCCCGGCTCATCGGGTCTTTCAAGAGCATCTGCATGCACTTGGCCTTCAACATCATGGACTTCAGGTGCCCGCGTGGTTGCATCAGCACCTGGCCCTCGTTGGAGTCCAGAATGCGACAGATCTTCCCGTGATACCTGGGATCGAGGAGCGGTCGCTTTATCTCGCGACCCTTCTGCATGAGAGTCCGCTCGATGTGGCCAAGTCCGAGGATCTCCCAGACAAAGTAGAGCAGCTTTTCCTCTGCCATGTGCTTGGCAAAGGCGAGGAGGGCGTCTTCTTCTTTCGCGCCCTGGAGGAGGTAGGTGTCTCGGAGGGCTAACTCGGCCTTGGTGAACGGATACTTGATGGCTGCTCGTCCCCCTGCCAGTCAGTCAACATCTTCTCCAGCTTGGCCATAGACCCATAGACATAGGAGTCCCGCTTCTTGCCCTTCAGGCCCTTCTTGTCAGCCGCCTTCTCCAGCTCGTTGTAGATCTCTTTCGGCATTGTGGATAAGTAAGCCCCGAATATCGGATCGGGGCAACCCCGCTATGTATAGCCTCTGAGTCTGCCAGCGGCAGCGGCCTCCGACGTTCTCGCCGTAGAGCTTGAGACCGATTACACGTAATAACAGGAATTGATACTGAGAGCCTCCAAAAGATTCCGCCCGGTTCTGCCGGGCTGTTCTTAGCCCCGCCATACGGCAGGAACTTTCTAAATCTCAAATGTGCGGTCCGCACATTTGAAACTAAGTCAGTATCTGTGGGCCTTGCCCCTGCTCCTCGGCTTCGTCTTCAAAAGAAGAGCCTCCAAAAGGTCGTCAATGTGCTCCCGGACCTGCCTCAAGCAGAGCGCGGCATCCTCTTCGTGATACGGCAACTCAAACAACCTATCAACCGCCTCAAGCGCCCGCTCCGTCAAATTCATAGG